ATGTTTTCGGATACAGAGGCAACACGATTTAATACACTTTTAAGGGAAATGTCCTTTGTTGAAAAAAATTTACAAAGTGGAAAAGCAGCCGCCCTTCCTGACATGGAGCTTCCAAGCAGTCTTCAAGATTTGGTCATACGTGTCATTGGTGCTCGTACTGGTTCGCAGGTATCTCAAACGTTGGGTATGACTGGATCTATTCAGGTGCCGGGTTTCTTTGCACAAGAAGCTAGAAACCGTTTTATTTACATGCCAAAAAAATACTTCAGTGATCTTTTAGTGGGCGCCGCAGAGGATCCTAAGCTGATGTCTTTAATAATTGCCAGAGGCGTTGAGGGTAAGACAAACAATCAAAAAATGCGATTAAATCGTCAGTTGCGCGCGTACCTATTTAACGCAGGCTTTGTGCCCTCTCGTGAAGAAATAGAAGAAAATATGGAAGAATTTACATTTCCAAATGTCAATTTGGGCTCTATGGCTGAAGCCGCAGAAATGCCGTCTCAACAAGAGCTTGAAAATTATTTGTCTTCGGTGTCCAACGATTCCCCCCAGACGGCGCCGAATAAGCCTGTACCACTACAGCCAATTCCTCCCGTGGCTAACCCCAGTGGTACAGGCAATAATAACCAGAGAACGCAATATTCAACGGTGTTTCCAGATGACCCTATTGCGAAGTTAATTGAAGAACGCCAGCAAGGAACGGACGCAGGCATTGGCTCTTTGTTTGGTAACTAAAGCAACCATTGTTTTGCATCTTCACCTAATACACGTCCTGCCAGATTAATTTTGTTACGCAACGCCTGTATTATTTTTTCGTCGATTGTTTTCTCTGCAAGCAAATCAATGTAGGTTACAGGTTTTTCCTGCCCTATTCTGTGCGCTCGGTCTTCTGATTGAAGCCGTATCTCTAAATCGTAACTGTTGCTAAAGTAAATCATTGTTGTGGCAGCGGTAAGCGTAATGCCATAACCACCTGTCTTTGGTTGCCCCACGAAGAAACGTAGCGGATTGTTTTCGTCCTGAAACGTGTTTACAATCTGTTGCCGTTCGCTTTGAGGTGTTTCTCCGTAATAGCACGCGGCAGCGTCCTCCCCATATTTTTTCTTAAGCGCTTTTGTGATTTCAACAATATCGTGTGACCACGTTGCCCAGATAATAGCTTTGCCGTTAACTTCCTCAACAACATCTAACAGATCATTCAATCGGTTACTTTTAAGGTTAAGCATTTCGCCTTCGTCTGTTTTAAGGTGCCCACAGGTTATTTGTTGTAAACGCATAATCTGAGTAAGCACACTTTGCGTCGTTGTGAGCTCCCCATTTTCGAGAAGCACAAGCGCATGTTTTTTCATTTGGTCATATGCTTTGCGCTGGTCTAAGGTAAGATGAACAATACGCGCCTGATAAATCTTTTTCGGCAAATCCAGACAATCCTCTTTTAAAACACGCATGCTAATGGGTTCCAGCTTCTCTGTGAGCTCCTCTAAGCGACGATAACCCACTACTTCGTTAAAAGACCTAGCGCCCATTGTTCGCTTCTGTATGACGGCGAAACGGCTTTGGTAAGCAAAGAAGGAATTAAAACCCAAACATTTTTCTGATAGGAAATCACATTGGCTAAACAAATCCATAGGGCTTTTTGTAATAGGGGAGCCCGTCAAAATTCTACGGTATTTGGATAATCGGCCACATTTTATTATACTTTTTGTTCGCTGTGCTTGCCTATTCTTTATAGTAGTGCTTTCGTCCACAACCATAAGACTCTTTGGATTTAACTTTAGAAAATCAAAGGCNGTTTCAGANCCTTTTCCTGAAGAAAACGCTTCAATATTCATAACAAATATATGCAATGTTTCGGGCTCTCGGAACTTAGGTANGGCAAAATCTTTAAGTTCTTGTAAGAACTTTTTAGATACCAAAGGTTGCCAGCGAAGTATTTTATGTTTGATTCGGGCTGGCAAGTGTGTGGGTATTTCACCTTGTATCCAGTTGTCATAAACTCCTTTGGGCGCCAGTATTAAAGCAGTGTCTATCTCCCCTGCCTCAAACAAAGAAGCCATAGTATCTATAGCAACTTTGGACTTTCCTGTGCCCATTTCCATGAACAAAGCATAGTATTCTTTCCGCCAAGACTCCTTCCATGCTTGCCTTTGGTGTTCGTATGGTTCAGTCTTAAATTCATACATCTTTCTTTTCTCCTTGACACCTTACGTTATATAGAAATATATAAGATGGCAAGAGGCTACAAACCTCTTTGATAACGAAACATGAAACACGGAACACGGAGCTTACATGAGTAGCATTCTAAGTTTAATGGAGGACGATTCGTCTTCCGACAGCGTTGAAACCGTATCAGGTGAAGGGCTGAAATCAGTTGCTGAAATAGCAAAAAGAATTCGGGAAACCGAAGAAGAGATCGAAAAGATCGACACATACCTAAAGGAAAAGAAGAAAGAGTTACTTAAGTTAACGGATGAAGATATGCCGTCAATGCTTACAGAGCTCGGAGTTTCCTCTTTCACATTAGCGGACGGGGGCAAGGTAGAAGTGAAACCTTTATACGGCGCCGCTATCCCCGCGACAAAGAAAGAAGAAGCATTTGAATGGCTGCGAGACAACAATCATTCCGACATTATTAAGAACGTTGTATCTTGCAGTTTTGGCAGAGGCGAAGATAAAAAAGCCGCAGAGCTTTTATCAGATATCAGCAGGAAAGGTCTAGTGCCTGAGCAGAAAGAAGGCGTGCATAGCTCCACTCTACGAGGGTGGGTGCGTGAACGTGTAGAAAATGGGGAATCATTCCCTATGGATTTATTTGGTGCTTTTGTAGGAGAGCGCGCAGTTATTAAGAAAGGAAAATTATAATGGCTGGTAAGGAAGTAGCAACAAAAACAAAGACAGATGTTGCGGCATTTGACATGTCCATCTTCGAAGAGGATGCGGGTGTTGGTAATGAAAATATTACGCAAGACGATCTTGCATTACCGTTTCTCAAAATATTATCTGGTTTAGACCCTCTGCTTGATGAGTTAGAAGATGCTCGAAAAGGGGACATTTATAATACGGTGACTGGAGAATTGTTTGCAGGAAAAGATGGCGTTAAGGTCATACCGTGCGCGTATCAACGTCGATTTATTGAATGGGCGCCACGTGGTTCTGGAACTGGAGCTCCTGTTAATATCTTTACTCCAGATGAAAAGCGTCCAGATACAGAACGCTCAAAAGAAGATAATCGTGATTATGTCACAGGCGGCGACGGGACTTATATTGAAGATACCCATCAGCATTTTGTATTGGTTATCGACAAAGAAGGGACTGCGCAGCCTGCATTGATTGCAATGAAGTCAACTCAACTTAAGAAATCACGTAAGTGGAATTCTATGGTGCAGGGCCGTATGGCTACAGGTAAAGACGGCAAGCCGTTTCTAATGCCTCGGTTTAGTCATGTGTATAGTCTCAAGTCTGTAAAGGAGGAAAACAGCAAAGGTGCATGGCACGGCTGGGACATTTCTTTAGATAAGCAAGTAGATGAAGTCGCTGTTTATGGGCAGGCAAAGCAATTTGCTCAATCTATAAAAGCGGGTGATGTAAACGTTAAACATTCTCAGGATGACGAAAACAGCGGTAGTAACGACAGTACTGAAATACCGTTTTAATTTTAATGGGTCGCACTTAGTTGCGACCCTAATTGTCTCTTGAGGTTGAAATGTCTGACGCAAAAAAGTTTGCCGAAATATTTGACGGCCTGAAGCAAGCCTTTGGCACGTACAAAGTTAATAAACAGCAGGCAAACGGCAAAAACACAGGGAAAGCCACTGTCGTTCGTGAAGAGCGGACCACGGAGCTTTGGGAAGGCCACTTATCTGGCAAAGGCCAAAGCGTTGGTATTATTCCGATTAATGAAGAAAACAAAGTTAAGTGGGGTTGTATCGACGTCGATCAATACCCGCTTGACCACAAAAAGATTATTGAGCGGGTTCGAAAAATAAAGCTGCCTCTAATTGTATGCCGATCCAAATCAGGCGGCGCCCACCTGTTTATCTTTGTAGACGACTGGGTGCCAGCTAGAGAAATGCAGGATGTTCTAAATCACATGTCTGCGGCTCTTGGTTACGGTGGATCAGAGGTGTTTCCAAAGCAAGTAAAGTTGTTTCTGGATCGGGGGGATGTAGGGAACTTCCTGAACTTACCTTACTATGATCAGGAAATGGGATTGCGGTACGCGTTTAACGACGATGGCGCGGCGGCGGATCTGGAAGACTTCTTTAAATTACACAAAGAGCATGTTCAAACACGCGAGCAACTGCTTGCGCTAACAGTAGAAGAAAAGGCGGATGAGCTGTTACCCGACGGACCGCCATGCCTACAGCTACTAGCTAAGCAGCGTATCTCTGAAGGTGGGCGTAACAACGGCCTATTTAATCTGGGCGTTTATCTGCGCAAAGCATATCCCGATAGCTGGGAGGCAGAAATCTTGACTTATAATATGCAGTATCTGGATCCGCCCTTGCCGTTGAGCGAAGTCAACATCGTTGCTAAGCAGCTTCAGAAAAAAGATTATGCGTTTAAATGCAAAGACGCGCCCATCAACAGTTATTGTAATGCGGAGCTATGTAGAACTAGGAAACATGGCATAGGAGCGGCTGTATCAGGCGCTACAATCGCGAACCTTCGCAAATACAACTCTATCCCACCAGTATGGTTTATGGACGTTAACGGGGAGCCTCTGGAGCTCGACACAGAAGCGTTGATGAACCAGAGCCAATTCCAGAGGTCTTGTGTAGAGCAGTTGAACCACCTACCGCGAACCGCGCGCAAGGAACAATGGGAAGCTAGGATTAATCAGTTGCTCATGGATATGACAGAAACCGAGGGCGCCATAGTAGAAGTGTCCGAGGATGCGTCGATTGACGGTCAGTTTTATGATTATCTGGAAGAGTTCTGTACAACAATGCAGCAAGCAGAAGTCAGGGAAGAAATATTATTGCGCCGACCTTTTACAGACGACGACGAAGGCCGCACGTATTTTAGGTTAAAAGACTTTGAAGCGCATCTGCGTAAAAACAAATTCTTTGAGTACAAGTCACACAAGATTGCCCAGCGCTTACGGGATCGCAACGGCGAAAGCACCGTCGTAAAGATCAAGGGCAAAGCCGTGCGCGTCTGGGTCATTCCCTCTTTTGATAACGTAACAGTTGTTATGGATACCCCCGACTTTGGGGCAAATAATGAGGCGCCGTTTTAATGTTTCGTATATTCGGCCCTCCGGGAACGGGCAAAACAACAACCCTGTTAAACATGGTAGATACAGCCATTCAAGGCGGTACAGATCCAAGCAATATTGCGTTCCTAGCTTTTACCAGAAAAGCTGCATATGAAGCCAAGGAACGCGCCGCACGGCGCTTTGACCTGAACCCTGACAAAGACCTTCCGTATTTTAGGACGTTGCATTCTCTGGCCTATATGATGTTAGGCATTAAAGAAAACCAGCTCATGCAGAGAGAGCATTTTGACGAGCTATCAAATAAGATTGGCATAGTACTTACGATAAGATCGGCAGCGTTGGACGACGACGACGTCGGGCTCATAACGTCAGACCATCCCATCATAGGGCTAATCAACTTGTCACGGCTGAAAAAAACAAGCCTAAGAACCGAATACAATTGTAGCAGTTTAGAAGAAGAATGGATGACGGTAGATTATGTTAACCGAGCATATCACGACTACAAAAAAGCGCATGGTTTAATTGACTACACGGATATGCTGGTGGAATTTGTAGACAATGCCATCAATTACTGCCCAGAGTTTGATTTATGTTTTATGGACGAAGCTCAGGATTTATCCCCGTTACAGTGGGACATTGCGCATGCCTTGGATAAAAGGGCAAAGAGCATGTATGCTGCGGGGGATGACGATCAGGCCATTTATAAATGGGCAGGCGCAGACGTCGATCATTTTATAGGTTTGCCAAGCGGTTCTGAAGTGCTTGAGCAGTCGTATCGTATACCCGCAGAAGTACACAAAGTTGCCGAGAGCATATCTACTAGAATACAAAATAGATTTCCGAAGAAGTATCTGCCCAGAAAAGAAACAGGAAAAGTACAACGCATCTACAGTGTTTCCGAAGTTGACATGTCCGAGGGAGATTGGCTCGTGTTAGCGCAAGCAAACTACATGCTGTCTAGCGTAGCAACGCAGCTTAAGTACGACGGATACCTTTTTGAGCGTAACGGCCACCGATCCATATCCGAGAAGATAAGCACCGCCGTTAATGGGTGGGAGCGTCTACGAAAAGGGCACCAGATAGATTGTGATACCGCGCAGGCAATATACGATTATATGACAGGAAACGGGGTGCGCATTGCGCGGGGCTTCAAACGGTTTAGTGTCCACGATAAAGACAAAGTTTTTGATCTGCCGACTTTGCAGCTACAATACGGGCTAGGAGCAAACGATACCATGATCTGGCATGAGCGATGGATAAGTTGCCAATGGTGGATCAAATATACATTACGTCGCTCTTGCGCAGGAAAGAAAGATTTAATGCCGTGCCTCGCATAAAACTATCCACGATCCACGGGGCAAAAGGCGGAGAGGCGGACAACGTTGTTTTGTTTACCGATTTAACAACAGCCGCATTAAAAGAGCGTGGCGACGATATCCACCGTGTTTTTTACGTAGGCGTTACAAGAACAAGACAAAATTTATACATCGTTGAACCGGAAGACGTAACAAGGAGTTATATAATATGAATCGTAAACAAATTTTAAACAAGGCAGACAACCTAGTAAACGGAGACCGCGCAAAAGATTATGGCGATGCATTTGAAAACCATGAGCGCATTGCTGA